CTGGGTCACGCGAGCACCCGCGATCAAAAATTTGCATACTTTTTTGAAATGGCAAAAAGTAAAGACAAGTGCGAGCGCTTCACGCTTGATGGATATGCAGATATTTCACCGGATGAAGTGGAACGACGAACGCAATTTGCAAAGATGCGAGCGCTTGAACTGTCTGTGTTAAAGGATGAACTTTCGCTCGCTGATAAAGCTGGTGAGCTTTGCCGCATAGATGTTGCGCTTGATGCGTTCAACAGTTTCCTTATAGATTTTGTTCGCATGATGCGTCAGTTTCCGGACAAGGTGCAAAGTATAGTTCCGGAAATGACGCCGGATCAATATGGCGAGCTGCGGCAATTCATCGATGAAACGTTACAGCGATTCAGCGAAGCACGATTGCATCTTACAATCGAATCAACAAAAACAGAAAAAGCGCTTGCTACACAAGCGAAAGATGAATCCAACAAAAAAAGCGCAAAGCTGAAAAAGGGGGATTGATGTTTGACGATGGCGATCGGTTATTTCCGTTGCGGATATTTCAAACACGGCCTTTGATGGATGCTGCAAAACTCGCTGTGCAAACTCGCTTCATGCCATCCACATCTGCAATGTTCAGCTATGATCAGACACCCTATTTAGAGACACCAACAGCGGCTTTGTCCGATATTGCTGGCGTTTGTGGTGTTGTTGTCAAGTCACCCGCTCAAATCGGGAAATCCACAATGATCGAAAATTTCCTTGCATGGATCGTGGAGTATGATCGAGCGAATACAATGGTGATTCTGGATACACAGAAAAGCGCAGAAAAGATGAGCAGGGGAAGGATCAGACCTTTCCTTCGCACCAGGGGAATCAATAATCCGAACAGCGTGAAAGCAAAGGATCCAGACAAATCAAACAGTGTTGTTAATATCGGATTGGGCAACGGTGCAAACCTATTCCTTTGCAGCGCAAAAAGCCCGTCTGATTTGCGTTCTACACCGTCCAAATATTGCGCATTCGATGAAGTGGATGCATGGCCAATTGAATTGCCTGGCGAGGGTGATCCGCTTCAAAACGCAATTCAGCGCATGATGAGATTTCGCGGAATGTATTTGATCACATCCACACCAACGAGCTACGAAGGGCGGGTGAATCAAAATTTTTTGATTGGCACACAAGAATCTTGGGGGTGTTTTTGTGAGTGCGGTGCGTTTATGCCGGTTAGATATGAAGATATCGATTTCACGGCGTTAGAGCCGGTTTACGCGTGCAAATCATGTGGGTGTGTCTACAACGAAACGCAGATAAAATTGCTCAAACATGGCTATTCAGAGCCAAAAAACAGCAAGCCTTTAATGGATCAGTATGGGCGCCGGCTGCGGTCTTTTGAAATTTTTGGAACACTTTGTCACCATTTCTACACATGGGAATACTTGAAACGGCTTGAATTGGCTGCAATGTCACTGGGTGAGGCGAGTTATCAAAGTTTTGTAAACACAAGACTTGCGGAAGTGTATAAACCAAAAGACGAAATGACGATAGAAGTTCCGGATTTGATGCGATTGTCAGCAAGCGATTATTCACATGATTGTTTACCGTCAAACGTTGCATTCATCGTGTGTGGCATCGATACGCATGATTCGTGCTTATACGTTGAAACGTGTGGGTTCAGCGATGATTGTAAATACATGTATGGCTTGGAATACAATATTCTTGTGGGTGATCCAAATGAATCAGACGTGTGGAAGCAATTTGAAGCGTTATTTTGTAAAACATACACAAGGTGCGATGGCGTGGATATGAAACCGCGTTTTGCATTCTGCGATTCTGGCGGCCATAGAACGAATGCAGTGTATATTCATTCATTTCGCAATCGGCGTTTCATGCCGATCAAGGGCTTTGTTTCGCACCAAAAGAACGCCGTTGATCCGCTTATTGGTAAACAGCAAAAACTTAAACTGAATGCTGGGATCAAAGGGAAGTGCACAGTTCAGTTTATCGGCGTGAATGCGGGGAAGGATGAGCTGGCGAATTGTGAATTATTGACTATTGCGGGCGAAAAAAGAATGAGCTATATTCGCGGTTGTGGGTATGATCTAGAATATTTCAAGGGCTTACTGAGCGAAAAGCGGATCAATGGAAAGTGGATCGCACCGCAAAAAGGCGATACACACAATGAACCGCTTGATTGCAGGGTTTATGCAATGGCCGCCGCAAACTATTACATGAACCGATATTATTTAACCGGATTGGATCGAGAAGACGAAATGGCAAAAAAGAAAAAGCAAAACCAGAATCAGCCAACAACCGAATCTGCCAAAGCCGATCCGGTTATTGAAGCACAGCCACAGGAATCACCACAGATCGCCGGTTCACAGCCGCAGCAACAGTCACAACCTGTAAAGAAATTTAAGCATTTATAGGTGAAGCAATGCCAGAATATATCTACACCACAAAACGCCAAATGCTTATTGAAGAACGTGCTTCACTTGGTGCGGCTTTGGCCGATGCGATCAAGGCGCTTCATGGACTTATAAGCGGCGAAATTACATCATATAATCTTGGTCATTACAGCATTTCACGCACAAAACTTGATCTTGATAAATTGCAGAAATGGATAGATGCAACGCGAATTCGCATTGATGAAATCGACTGCATCTTGACAGGTCGAAGCGTGCGGCGTGTTTCCACATGCGTTTACACCAATCCGCAATGCGTTAGATATTGGGGGTGGTGATGATACCATTTAACCCATTTAACATTGGATATGGCGGTGCTGGTGGATCGTTCATGTCGCAGACGCTCGCCGGATTTAACAGCTATTCTGGAAGCGCAACAGCTGATACTATACCTGTTCGATGGTTACTTGTATCGCGTTCGCGACAATTGGCGATCTCAAATCCGATGGCGGCAGCGGCGATCGATAGAATGACTGGCGGCATTGTCGGCGAAGGGTTAACGTATGTTTCGCCGGATGAATCTGAAATGTCGATCGACAAGACTTTTGCCGATGATCTCAAAAAGCGCTTTAACCTTGCTTCTCACATGCGTTTGCTTGACGCACAGCGCAAACAGAACTTTTTGCAAATGCAGGAATTGGCGTGCAGAAATTGGTTATTGTCCGGAGATGTGTTCTATTTGCGGCGCCGTAAAAACAACAAATCATGTTGGCGTGCAATCGAATCAGATAGAGTGCAAACACCGTACTACTTGCAGAATGGCACAGAAGATGGCGATGCATTATCGCTGGTGAGAATCAATCCAGACAACGGAAACCGGATCATTGATGGCGTGGAACTGGATGATGATTCAATGCCGGTTGCATACTGGATCTTGCGGGACTATATCAATTCGCCTTATCTGATAACGCCGGAAAAGATTGAGCGCATACCAGCCATTGATGATGACGGTATGCCAATCGTTCTTCATCTGTTCGCACAGAGCAGACCGGATCAATATCGCGGAATCCCGATGTTGTCAGAAACGATCGAATCACTCCATGCAACAACCGGATATATCAGATCTGTTGAGCAGGCGGCGCAGTTTCAATCATCCGTTTGGGGGTTTATTACGTCTGAAAACCCAACAATAGATGAGACAGAACCGCTTTTATCGCGTGATCTTGATGCACCCATACCAGTCGGCGTCAAACCAGACGAAACGCAGGAAAACAGCAACGATGGCGCACCAACAATGTGTTTGTCTGTAGATTCGCCAGAAGAATTTGATGCGCGTGCGATGTTCAACAAATTTTATCCGAGACCGAAGACCGTTTCGGCGGGTGAACTTTGGAGTTTAAAGCCTGGTGAAGACGTGAAATTCTTGCAGCCAACAAACCCCAATGCAATGTTTGGGGATTACATCCGTTCGCAAACCGGAATGCTTGCGAGTGCAATTGGAATTCCGTTGCAGGTGTTGGCGTGCAATTATGATGGCACGTATTCGAGCGCACGTGGTTCAGTGCTTGAAGCGAACAGGGTATTTAAACGATATCGCGGATTCTTCATTGATAACTTTGTGCGTCCAGTGTTTGAACAATTTTGCTATGATGAAACCGGCGATTTTGAACTATCAAAAATTGCTGGTTTAACTTCTCAATGGCAAGCCCCAACCGCTTTGTGCTTGGATCCAACAAAAGAGCTGGACGCATGGACAAAAGCAATTCAATTGGGGCTTGTAACACGTGATGAAGCAGCGATGGCGCTTTATGGACACAAAGCAACTGGAACCGTTGAACAGCCGACGAAAGACGTTGAAGTTACAGAGGTTTAGAAATGGAGACTTACAAGTATCAAATATTCAGCGATATCGATGAACGCACGATGTATGATTTTTCATCATTCATCGATAGAACGCCAAAAGAATCAGAAATCATCATTGAAATTACATCACATGGCGGGCTTGTATTCTATGGTAATGCAGTATTCCAGAAGATTCAGGAAGCACAGTCACAGGGAACGCGGTTTATTGCGCGTGTCTATGGTCTTGCGGCATCCAGCGCCGCAGATATCGTTCTTGCATGTGATGTGATTGAGATGGCATCAACAGCGGCGATAATGATTCATTCTGCATGGAATCCGGAAGGAAAGAAGGATGAAGGGATCGCGATTGCAAATGCTGCACAGCTCGCCGTTATAAAGAAGCGTTTACCGGATTACGATGAAGAATCTTTAAAAAAAGATCGGTGGTTCACCGCTGATGAAGCGTTGGAAATTGGGCTTATTGATAGTATCTTTAATGCTCAAAACGATAGGGAACAGGCGCTTTTATGCGCCAAATATTTGTCAACCTGTGCAAAGGGAGAAAAAAGCATGGATGAGGAAAAAAAGTTAGATCCCGCCAATGGTGAGGAAATCATTGAAGAAGAGGAAGTGAAAAAAGAGGAAACCCGGCAGCCTTCGGTTGAGGAATTACTTGAACGCATCGTTGAACGTCTTGATGAATATGGCGAACGCCTGCGCAAGATTGAAGAAATGAATGCAGAATGCGGCGGTGATAGACGTGATAACGCACGCTTAAAAGCCATTTATGATCGTGTTGCAAACGTTTCAAAGCCTTGCGTATCAACCGATTCGGTCATTAAATCGCCGGTTGAGAATCCCAAAGCAGAACTTGAACGTATGAATGAGAAATACCCAAATCTTGAACGGTTTGTGGGTAACGACTAACAACAATTTTGGAGGGTGAAAACATGGGTGCAACTATTTCTGTTTATGATCAGACCGCACAGCCGCGTATGCTTTTGGTCGAAGATAAGCGGCCAAAACTTTTGCAGGAAAGATACTTTCCAACCAATGAACCGGAAGATCTTTTCGACGCGAAATCTGTAACATTCGATTTCGACAATGGCGATTTTGAGCGTGGCGCTTTTGTTTCGCGTGGATATGTTGACGGTAACACTACATCGTATTTCGCACAGAACGTGATCCCGCCTCGCGTTGGTGTGATGGATACAATTGATACCGCTGATAAAGACCGCATTCTTTTTGAATCACTTTGCCGAAACGATCTTTCGCCGTCCCATGCTGATGCACAGGATGCACTTTTGAGAATCAAGGCGGCGCGTGTAATCAACCGTGCAAGCCGTTCTATTGAGCTTCTTTGTGTGGATGCATTGCAGGACAACGCGATTCAATTTACGATGGATACAAGCCCAACTGATTCTACGCCGGTAACAATTGATGTTGAATACTTTGATTCAACCGGCGGCGCCACAAATCCGCAGGTTGTGATCCCTGGGAAGGGATTCGACGGCAGCGGGACGGCAACAAAGAATTGGGATGGAACCGGAACCGGTGCGAATTCAGCCGATCCGTATAAAGACGTTTGCGACATGGTGACGGCGCTTGTCACACACGGCGGCGAGGCGGTGGATCTTCTTATGTCTGAAAAGATGTGGGGATATCTGCGAGCCGCTATGATTGGACCGAATGGCGGTTTTGTTGATCAATTCCATTACACAGCCATTGCAAACGGCAATGTGAACGGATTGTTCAGTGAAGAATTTGAAGGCGCAAAATGCGTAGGTCAGGCGCAGTTTAATGGGCATGTTTTGAATCTTATCACATACAACGCCGGATACAAAGATAGTTCTGGCTGGCATCTGTATCTGCCGGATAATTTCTGTTGCGTTCTTGCGCCTAATTGCGGCAGAACGCTTTGTTGTGCGGCATCATTGCCAAATCCAATGCGCATCGTTGATCGCAATGCACAGGCAATTCAGCAGATCGTTGGAAAATACCTTGTCTATGTCTTTATCAATCAGGATAAAGAGCGAGTGGAAGTGCGTTGTGCATCCAATCCGTTACCCTCGCCGCGTTCAATTTGGCGTTGGGTTTCGCTGGGAACGGCAACCTAATTGGGGGAATTATGCAGCGCTTAGGCGATATAGTTGAAAGCGATCTATCGTTCATTATGAATGAATTTCGTGATTTTACCCGTCAAACTGTAATACAATGCGGAAGCATAAAAAAGACGCTCTATGCATCTTTGCAAGCCGCCGACATACAGTTTACAAGCGACGTATCGCCATTAAACGCTTTCAGTTTTACGCTTTATTTCATCGATCCAAAAGATGCATCATTTTCGGCTTGCTTGAAAAAGAATGCAATCATTTATGTCGATTCGGTGGCATACAAAATCATAGATGCGGCAACCGTTCGCGGATTGGTCGTTTTATCGCTTGAACGCGGGAAGGTTCGATAATGTCGTTAATAGTTCGCACAGAACAGATCGTGGAATCATTGCAAGAACGCATGAACGCTTTGACGTTCAGGTGGAAAAGCAGCGATTCAACACAGACTTACAACGAATCAAAGCCCGTTGTTTATGCATTCACTTACGATGATTTGTCGGATGGATTGCCGTTGCACACGCCAGCGATTTGTGTTCAGCTTTTGAGCGTGGATGATCAAGGCATTGCGCAATATTTGGTTCATGTCTGTGTTTGCAATGCTGCATTGCAGGACAAGGAAATTACAAAGCCTTTGCAGAATGAACCGGATGTTTATGAATACAACACTGGCGATGACATAAATACGGCGAGGGTTCGGTCTGAGCTCTACAAATATTGTTTGATACTCGCTGAACAAGTTTACCTTGCATTGAAGCGGATGGGAAACACCGATCACGATATATCAAACGTTGAACTTCAAACACCTTCGCCGTATTTGGATTCTTTCCCATACGCCGAATGCGCTGTATCTTTTGAATCAGACGTTAAAAAGATCATTGAATCTTTACCGAATACTGAACTTGAAAGCATGCTATAAATGCAGGGAGGGCCGATTTTATGGCAACTGAATTATATGGGGTTGATGCGCAGCTTGTTGCGAGTATCGGCGCAACACCTGTATCAACTGAAACAAATGTGATTTTTGTTGGTGCGAGTAAATCCGGTGATTTGAACAAGCCGGTTTTGATCACATCAATGAGAGACTATAAAACAAAACTTGGCGGTGAGCCTGGTGACGGTTACAACCTTAGCGAAGCAGCGATCGCCGCATTTCAGATCGCAGGAATCAGCAAGGTTTACATGATTCCAGTTTCGCATGATATGATTTTCGACGATGATGATTATCTTGGCGATGCTGAAACATATACCGGCATTTATGCGATCGAAAAGCTGTTAAGGGATAATCCAACAGCTGTGAATATTCTTTGTGCACCGTCCGTTGATGATGACGGTGTAATCGCAGCGCTTGATGCAATTGCAAAGAAGGCAGCCGGTCATTGGCAGTCGTTCTTGATGTACGATTTGCCAAATACTCCGGAAACGCAAACCGATGAAGATTCAGGCGTTGCAAATACGGCTGGAATTGTCGAAGACAAGACGCTCGCCGATGGTCATGCTTTGGCGGTTTGGGGACATGTGCGAACAAGCGGCGGTTATACCGTTTCCGGCGCCGCAATTCGTGCGTGTTTACAGGCGAAAAGTGATGCAGATTACAACGCACCTGGTCGAAGCGGCGGTAATTTGCCGATCCCTGGTATTCGTGGTATTGTGATTTATGAAGACGGAAGCCGCGTTTGTGATGGAATCAGCGCAACGGCTTCACAAACAAACTATATCACCGAAGATCTTGAAGTGAGTGGAAGTGATATCGTGTTTGAAGACAATGTAGAATATTATATAACAGACATTACAACCACAAGCGGCGAAATCGTTGATCCGTCATTGGTCAATCACGAAGGTGTTTTGGCTCTCAAATTCAAAACTGGTGCGGCGAACGTTTCATCCGCTATTGTAACGGTTAAGCATAGAGCTGTTCACGATGTCGATTTGCCAGAAGCAACAGCAACCGAATTGAGCGCCGATGGCATCTGTTCTTACATCTATTACGGGAACGGCGTTTATCACACCTGGGGTGATCACACGTCTTTGTTTGCCGGTGGATCTGTATCGGATGAGTTGTACAGATTTGATAATTACATCCGCGTTCAGCTGATGATTCTGAACCGTTTCCAGCTTTCGCACAGATTCGAGATTGACAACCCAATGGATCTTGCGATGCGTAATGATATCATCACGTATGAGCAAGATTTTCTGTATAAGCTCAAAGCAAGGCACGTCCTTATTGGGAATCCTGTTGTTGAATTCAGAGCTGAAAACAATTCAACTGATGCGCTGCAACAGGGTAGGTTTGTTTGGTCGTTCGAGTGCACAGAGACACCGCCAGCAAAGTATTTGAAAGCCGAAGTCGCTTATACAGCCGCCGGTTTATCGGTGCTTGCTGAGGAAGAATAAGGGGGTAGATCATGTTTAGAACTGTTGATCAGCTTACAATCGTTAAGGGTTGCACGGTTTACGTCGGAAAAGACGGGAAATTCGAGCAATACCCGATTATTGTTGATACTGCGGAAGTGGGTTTGCCGTCTATTTCACACCCAACTGTTGAAGCTCAATCTATGGGTTCGATGGAATGCGTTGATCAAACGCGTGTGAATTCAATGCAGCTCACGATCACCTGTGAACCGTCAATCATCCAGTCAAAATTGCATGGATACGGCTTGCGTGATTATATGATCAAGTGGGGACAAGAGCAGAAAAAGGCGGACGGAACGGGGTTTCGGCTGGTTCCGTTCGTTGCGGTATGCAAAGGCATTATTGCAGAGGATGGCGGCAACAGCGTTAATCCTGGCAATAATACAACCGGAACAGTCACGGTGAACTTGACGTTCTATAAATTGATGTCTGATAATCAGGAAATCAGATATATCGACAAGCTAAACAGCGTTTTACGGATAAACGGTGTTGATTATAGATCGGAGCTTGAAAAGATGTTATAAAGACAAACGCCGCGCTTTTGCGGCGTTTTCTTTTGGGGTATGATATGGAAACACTGATTTTATCAAAGCCAATAACGACGCTCTCCGGTGAAAAGGTGAGTGAATTACATTTCAATTTTGAAAATTTGCGTGCAATCGATTATCGAAATATATCAAGGCTTGAATCACGTTTACGAGGTGTTGCAATAGAATCAGATGTATCGTTGACAAAGACGGCAAGCAGTGAATTTAGGATGGCGACGGCATGGATCGCCGCTGTAAATCATACTGATAACAAGGTGTGTTTGGATGATATCGACGCTTTGTCTTTTCAGGATCTTTTGGAGCTTGAAAAGATAGGGCTTTTTTTTATCGCTGGCGTGGAATAGCGCGCCGTGATTGCCGTAAATTCTGGTATAATATGTTTGGTTGGTGCGGAATGTTCGCAAATTCGTTTCACACATCAATCATTGAGATGTTAAACACGCCGATTGACATGATTTTGGATACATTCCCAACAATCGCGGCAAGTTATAACGAGATCGTTACAAAGGGAAAATGACATGGCCGGAAAACGCGTTTCAAAATATGAAATCGAGCTTGAAATCAACCAAAGCGACGAAACACGATCGAACGTTAGTAACATCGAGCGCGAATTTAAGGACTTGAGCGAAGCCATAAAGGGCGATCTTTCATCCGGCATGAAAGAAGCGAACAAGCACGTTGAAAACATGCTTGAAAGCATGAAAGATATCGTTGAAGCCGAAGGTGATTCAACAAAGGAAATTGCAGCATTTAACAAGGCGTCAAAGAAGGCCGTTTCGGATCTTGAAAAACAATATACTGATATCACGTTTGCGTTGTCCGCACAGGGTAAAGCGATGCGTGAAAGGCTTTCGGATCTTGAAAAAGAGCGAAAAACGCTTGGAAAGAGCAAGGCGGACAAGCAGCGAATTAAAGAGATTGACGCAGAAATCAAACGCATTCAAAAAGATGTGATGATTGCGAGCGATGATGAACTTAAATCGGCTTTGAAACTCAATAAAGAAATGCGCGCAAAGCTCAAACTATCACAGAGCGAGATCAAAGCTGTTCAGGCGCAAAGAGTACAATCCAAAAAACTGTCAGGATTGGTCAAAGATGACATCAAAGCAATTCGAGAAAAGATAAAAGCACAGTTTAAGTTTATCGACGCGTTAAAGACTACGGAAGGCCGTTACAAGCTGATAAAAAAAGCCGCCGGAACTGTTGCGAAGGGCGCTGGTATTGTTGGCGCTGGCATCGTTGGTGGCGCGCTGGCGGTTGGCGGTATGGCGATTTCGAGCGCTGGTGCACAGGTTGAGAGGGAACGCGAAGCAAACCGAATTCGCATGAATCTTTCACCCGATGAGAAAAACGCATTATTGGGGCAGTTATATACGCAAACCGGCGCAGATTATACAAGCATAGTCGATGCAATAAACAGGGTAACGAGTGTTTTGGGCATGAAGAACCGTGATGAAGTGGCAAGCGCTGCAATTGCTGAGATCAAATTTCCTGGAGCGGCTGCAATGTTTCGGCAGCAAAACACAGGTGCGGCAACCGGCGCAGATTTTGGCGTCTTTGCCAACCGGATGAAAGCTATACAAGGCCAAACCGGCGCAACAGTTCAGCAAATTCAGGAAGCAACGAACAGAATTGCAAACATCCGCCAGGGTAACTTTGCAAACGCGTCAATGACAGACTTGTTATCTATCTATTCAGCGCTGCAAGGGTCTGGTGCGTATGATACGCAGGATGAACTTGATCGCGTGTTTAATGCATTTCTGAGAGCGCAGCGCGGCGCGAATGAAAATATCTTTGATTTCGCTGAAAAGTATTTCACCACAAAATCAACCCAAACGCGCGGCGTGTATGGCGCAACCAATAAACAGCAAGCGATGCAAGCGCTTTCGCAAATCAGCTTCGCCGGATTGAGAGAAGCGGCAACCGTTGAATCATCATCTATCCAGATGACAGAGGCGGAACAGACGGCAAAAACAATGCGCGAATTTGAAGAAGCACGCATGAAGTTATTGCAGAACGTTGTGAAAGTGCTTGGACCGATAATGGAGAAATTGAGCGAGTTTATGAGTTCATCGAAGGGCGAAAAGTTTGTGAATTCAATCACTGATTTTTTCACAAAAACAATTGCAAAAATCGTGGATTGGCTTGATCGCCTTGTGTCTGATACAGATGAGATCAAAAACAAGATCACAGAGGGATCCGGCGTTGTAGAAACCGTGAGTGCAGACGGAACAACAACACAGCATTGGGGATCTGGGCCGATTCGTAGTAGTGGCTGGTCTGGTAAAAAAGACTGGTTCAGCGAGCATTCGCAAAGCGTCAGCGGCGCATACGAATCAAATGGTGGTATTGCATCAATGCCTTCTATTTGCGGCGAGCGCGGCGCCGAAATGGTGATCCCATTGGATCATTCGCGTGCAGCAAGAAGCGCAAATTTGACGCAGAATCTTATTCAAAACTTTAATATGTCTGGCAACGAAACAACAGCGTTGAGCTTGTCACAAGCCGTCAAATCACGTGATTTCACGCGCGCAATGATGAACAGTGCATGGTTAAACGGGAGGCTTGGACGATGAAATATACAGCAGCAAAAGGCGATACATGGGATTCGATTTCATACAAAGTTTATGGTGATGAATTCCAGTTTCCGTTTATCATGGAATCTAACCGCAATCACAGCGATGTTGTGGTTTTTGATGGTGGTGAATCCGTTGTAATACCCGATCGTGTTGTTGTCGAAAATGCGGTTATTGCCACACCGTGGAGTGATGGATCTGTGATCAGAATCATCAAACCGGCATGGAGATGAGATGCAGTATTTATCATGCGCAGAATTCAACCTGCCGATGTGTTTTGTGCAAAGCATATCCTGGCAAAAGCGAGCAAGGACGGTTCAGCATTACGGCGGCTATGTGACTTCGCGTGGATTTGAAACCGCCGAAGTGTCAGCCAAATTGCACATCGATTTCGCATCATGCAAAACTTTTGGTTTTGAGCCACAAACTATATTTGCATTGATAGACGCAACAATCACAAGCAGAACGGCGCAAAGCGGCGTATTTCGGCTTGGCAGATATGCGATTTATCCAGAATTGGAATTTGCTTTAACAAACATCAACAAAACCTACTCGCCAGAATTTGGCGTAATTGAATGCGATTGCGTGTGGTCAGGTGTGAAAGCCGTGAAAAATGTTTCACGCGAAAATGCACTGGAAACACAACCGTTTGATGCATTACCCGGCATTGTGTTGAGCGTTGGTGCATCCAGTCTTACGATTCAGGATTTCGCTGGCGTCAACCAAATGATAACCACACCGGATTCGATCACCGTTGTTTTGTCGATTGGTTCAGACATGGATCTTGTCAATCGCGAAGGCTTCTTGAGGGATTTATTGAGCGGTGGAACCGTAGAAGCCGAATTGCCACAGGGCAAGACGCTATATTATATTGTGCAAGCCGATCTCACTGATGAACAGCTCTCTATTGTTGGCAGCGTGTACAAACCGCAATCCATGCGAGCAATCACGCACACCTATCAGGACACGTCATTAAAGGCCATTATCGATGATTTGGCGGAATCCGCTGGCATTACATGCGAGTGTATCGCCACAGGACAAATTGATTACTATAGAGCGTTTGGGACGCCGCTTGATGCAATCAGAGAATTGCAGCGCGGCGCTGGTTTTATCATGTCGGTTCGAGATGGTGTGCTCACATGTGTTGATGTGCCTGGAACGATCAATGCACAAACGGAAATCGAATTCGTTGATATGCAGGCAGACACAGACAGCGAGCCGATAAACGGTTGCTATTGGTATGATGGAATCAATCAGCACACAACCGGAACGCTTGATAAGACGGCGATCCGCATTCACTCGCCGTTTAGAAGCAGCACCGATTATTCTGGTAAATGCTTGTCTTATGCGCGATATCAAAAAAATGCAATCGTTGTGCAATCCGAAATCAATCAATCCGTAAACACGCATAGCGCCGTTGTTGTCCGATCCAATGATTCGCTGATACCTTGCATGGTTGAATGGTATGAATTCGATTGGCTTAACAACGTGATGAGTTTGGAGCTTCATTATTTGGAGGGCTTATGATCGGTTTTTTCGTAGTTGAATCGTTTGCTGGCGATAACGATTCAGCCGGTTACAAGACGCAAATCAAAGCCGCAAACAAGATGGACATGAATATTCATGTGAATCTGTATTTACCGCCATATTTGCGAAGATCACAATGTAATATTGGTATTGGTGATGTGGTGTTTGGCATTGTCGATGATGTCACTGGGATCGGCTTTGCTGTGTTTGGCGAAGGTAACGCGGATTATCAATACTTTGTTGACGCCAATGTCACGATCAAAAAATCGTTGACGGTGCAAAAAGACATTACATCGATAGATGGAGATGTGATTGCCGATGACATATCGTTGCAAGATCACATTCACAAGATTTCTGTCGTTGATGGTGGAGATGCACGAGCGATCTATATTTCCGGTCAAAGCGGCGGTTCTTCGCCAGCAACGCTTTCACGCACAGATACGGATTCGGCATCAATGCCGATCATACCCATTCCATAGGGGTTCATCATGGAAAACTACATCGTTCAGAACGGCTTGGTGATACCGGTCGTTGGCGCTTCATCGTTCAGCACTGGCGATGGTATGGATTTGTCACAGCGCTTCGCATACGATTACAGCAAGAAGCCGCAAAGCCTTGTTTTTCGCAAACGCAATACAGCTCTAACAGCTTCAATGCAGCTTTCATTCACAAATCAGATGTGCATTGACAATGGATTCTTGCATATATTCGACTATATCGATAAACTGCAATCGGTTGTGGGTGAGCTGGTCGAGCTATGGTGGAACTGGCGCAAAATCTCACAATTTATTGTTGTTTCCGCTCAATTTTCGGCGGTTACGGATTGTCAATCTATCTTTCCGGCGATGGCTGTTTCACTGGCATTCACAGAAGGCTTTGTGCGGCGCGAAACGCTTTACACAGCCGTTTCAACATTGGGGTGATCATGGCTCAAAATATCGGTCAAAACGTGGCAAACATGATCCAATGTGTTGCTGGTGAGCATTGTTTGTTTCGATCGTTCGGGATGGGCAGCGTCGTTGATTCGCCAAATAGAATCACGCGCAATTCTTTACAAGTTGAAGTGAATCGATGGTTTCCATCTGTTGTTGTTGATTCTGTTGGCGTCAAAGAAGCCGGTTCAGATGGCGTCTTTTCGTACACTGTAAACATTCGAGGGGGATCCAATGTCTGATATTGATTTGATCGGCATCGACGCGCGAGGCCTTATAGACGCGATCAAGACCGCATATTACAACGAGACCGGCGAAACGCTGCAAATTGGTAGTGATGAGTATGCAGCGGCGGCTGCATTTGCTTATGTGTGGTCTGTTCTTATCGGAAAGATCAACGATGCAACATTGAACCGCTTCATTGACAGTGCAAACGGTGCTTTTCTGGATGCAATCGCATCAAACTATGGCATCGAATCACGCCCGCAGGGATACAGCGCAACAGCGCTATTTAGTTTCGATTACCAATATGATTATATAAATATTCCGGCGGGCGCGATCATCGTTGAAGATGACAGCGGGAGGCAATTCACCAACCGTTACAAATTCTATGGATACACCGGACAATCACACGTTTTATATGCTGTTGAACCTGGCGATGCTTACAACGGGATCCCGGCAAATGCGATCGACAATATCGTTCAAGGCGGAACATATATCACGTCGGCACACAACACAAACATGACGGCGGGCGGCACATCATCTATGGAAGGCGATGATGATGCTTTCAGGGAATGGTTAAAGGTTCAAATTCAATCTTTTGCCGGCGCTGGAACCTATCAGGCATACGAAGCCCGCGCAAAGAACGCTGATGCACGTGTTACCGACGTTTATATTTTGCGCCAGGATGATACAGGATATCAAAAAGGCAAGGTTCAGATCTTCATTCTATCGGATGCGGATTCAGATCCCGATCATGATTGTGTGGAAATCGTGCAAAACGCTTGCAGTGATGACGCATTCAGACCGATCGGCGATCTGGTTGTAACGTCTTATGCACCAACCTACACAGAATCACTCACAAAGACTATACAAACAACCTATCCAACACGGTTCAGCGCGGTTGCGAGCGCAAGGAATGCCAGAATCATCAATGAATACGCAGATGAAATCAAACGCACGATCAACCGTCCTTTTGTGTTTGAGGAATTGTGCGCGAAACTCTGTGCGGTCGATGATGATGGTGTGTATTGCACAGACGCGAAGCCGTTGGGGTTGATTTATAGCACAGCGCCACAGCCGATTTACCCACCACCTGGAAACGTGTTGCAAATCACATCGTTTAACTGGAACATTCAATTCGATGATAAGGCGGGTGCGTAATGAAACTATCAAACATCGAATCACGAAAACTATTACCGCGCTTCGCAAGCAAAATCGCATGGTTGATGGATGCTTTGGACAGCATCATAAAACCGATATCGGAGCGGGTGAAAAGTATCGATGCACCATTGACGCTTGAATCGATCGCCGCGTTGACTGATGAAGAACTTGAAGCGCTCTATGAACAATACGGCGTTGCAAAGTATTACCCGGAATTGTCACGATCGACACGTGATTTGATGTTGTACGAGATGTGCAAAATATACAGATATTTGGGCACACCACATGCGATCGAGTTGCTGTGCAACTATATTTTCGACAATATGCCGTTAAACGTCCATGTCCTGGACAATCTTGCATTCGATGAACATGGATCGCTTGTCGATGCAACGCTTTTGGATATTTTCGACATTGAAGTAAATCCAGATTTGCCGGTTTTGAGTGTCGATGCAACGGCGCGTTTGCTTGCGAATATTATTCGATTCAGCAGAAATTCACAGTCGTTGAGGGATATCATTTACACGTTTTCAGAGGATTTTTCTTTACCGATCTATCCTTTGCGCGCGGGCATACCCGCTCAAAATTGGGATAATGACGCAATATGTACATTGCCGCCGATGACATTTATTGTTGTAGACAGTGCAACGGGTGCGATTGTCCACGGGTTTAACCAGGAATTGACGACCTATGAGCTGCCGTCTGTGGTTCTGAATAGTGAAGACGGCTATGAGACTTATGAGCCGCCGTCTGTCGTATTGCCAACGCCCAACGTCGTTATCGGCGTTCCCATGAGCGGTCCAGTTCAGGCGTTCTGGTTCACAGCCGAGGGCAGAGGCGAAACAAGCGACAAGACGTTTACCGTGGTCGGCAATCCGCTATTCGATGAGGATGGCAGCGTCGCGAGGAATGAACTGTATGATAACGCTGTTCCGCTTTCGTTTATGCAGCACGACGGGAGCATGTTTGAAGCAGACAGCGACAGTGACATTGTTCGTTATCTCCCAGTGACTGATCGTTTGGTGCTTAGTATTCCGGGTGATTCGACAACACGTGACAAATCTGCATGGTCTGTGCAGGTTGCGAAACTGTTTGTGCTATCGTATGCGAATACGCAGTTACCGGACGTGCAGATTGAACTACCGATTAACGAGGTAGGCGCGTATGGGACGAGTATCACGCTTCCGACCATTGATGGTGAGTATGAATCTGGCGGTAAAACATGGAAGCCGTCAGCTTGGGATATCGGTGCGTTTGGCAGTAGTTACAGCTTAACGGCGGATACTGTTGCACATTTGATTTTTGAAGAGGTACAGCAGTATCAGGAAATCACGCTGTACATACAGAGTGGCAACAAGAACATTCAAACGCGTGTTACAAGCCGTTTTACTGGTGATGTAAATAGTTCTTTCGTGTATCAGCTTTATAAAGATGAAAATTTAACAATACCGTGGTC